TCCAAGTCGGGTAACCACCCCAATGGATCGCACCTAGAAATAAAAAACCCACTCGTTTTAAGGAATGGGTTTTATATATTGTTTCTTTCTTATATAATACGTCATTCCTCAAATAATATTTGCGGTTGTGGTTGACGTGTATGAAGCTTGTTTATTTTCACAGAGACAAATGTACGATTTTTATTTTAAGATACAAAAAGCCTATGAAATTAATCATAGGCTTATAAATATAAGATTTATTTCATTATGCAGTTACCGTAGCACTTGCAGTATTTGACTTATATAAACAATTAGCCAACTCAATAGCAGTTCTGTTGTTGCTATTGTCATATAGGGATATCCCTAATACTTCATTCGTTGATACTGCCGCAACTGTAAGAACGTAAGTTCCTGGAGTTGTACTGTCATTTCCAGCCGTAGGATTTCCAGTAACATTGTCAACCGTCAGCAAAAAGTCGGTATATGCTGCTCCTGTGAATACGCTACCATCTTGCTTTAAAGATGCTTTAACGCTAATAGTAGTATCTGTATCGGCAGGAACTGCTGTAAACTCTAAGAACACCTCATTAACTCCGTCCTGCTTTTTAGGCTCGTATGGAGCAATTGCATCACTCTGTATGTAAACATAGTTAGAATCAACCTCTGATCTCTCTGTCAATTGAAGAGTAAGTCCTTGCTTTTGACCAACTGTGTCAGTAGCAAAACTAAATCTCATTGCCTGTAGCATTCCTACACTAAATCCTTTTAATGACCCATCACTAGCTTTCGTTCCTAAGATATTATTCTCATTGTCTACAAAAATAGCATCATAAGCCCCAAAAGAGTTTAATGATGTTAATGCAGCTTGAAAATACAATCCATTAATGAACTGTAGCGCAAATTGATAAAGACCCAATCTTGCTACTTGAGAAGTACCGTCCTCTAAAGTTTCTAAAACATCATCTTCCGAATTATCGGTAAATGTTCTTATACCTTTTAATATGATTAATTTTCCTTGTGCTTGAAGTTCTTGGATGTAATCTTCATCTAAAGTTCTTGCTCCGTCAAACTTAAACCCTTCTTGGGTAAGCCAAAGAGAACTAACCTTTTTAAAGAAAGCCTCACATCCTTTAGTTCCAGTTCCAAGCGAAGCATTTAGCCCGCAAGAAACAATATTTAAAATATTTGAAATTGTTGCCATTTTTATTTAATATAAAATTTTTGTTTAAAATATCTTCTACCTTCTTCCGTTAAATCTACTTTATCTCCAATCTTGTGTTTTTTGCCACGAATGACCACGTCATCTTTAATTAAAGTATATTTTTTTGTTGGATATTTAGGTTTTTTTACTATTGGCTTTACAACTTCTTTTTTGCTTGCCTTTTTTTCTTTTGTTTTTTCCATGTTAACTACATTTATCTGTTAAATAATATTGCAAATCAAAGTTTACCGAAAAACAATGCAATGGGTTCATGTCTATTTGGCTGTCTTTTATTTTATCTGTAAAATATCCAGAGAACACACTATCAACCCCTCTTTGAATTTGAGTTATACTAAAGTTTTGAAAATCAGATTCCCTAAGCGCCTGAACAGCGTCTCTTTGGGCTTCTGAGTCATTTCTAAGAACATTACCAGTATATATTTTTGATAAATCTACCATGAACACACATTTTACATTGGATGTAAAAACAAATTCATCCGTTGTTGAATCATTGTCTCCAACTAAAAAGCAAAATACACAAGACTTTTTATCATCATAATAAGTATCTTCGTAATCGCCCTTTGATACATTGTACCACTCAGGAATTGAATTATTGTTTTTGTCAATATTCTTATACACTCTTCCAAAACCTTCAATATCTCCACTCCATAATGAAGAAAGAAAATCATAAACGTCTGTTTGAACATCTTGAATTACTTTATCAATACCAATAACCGAAGATCGTATATTGTTCATTATAAAGAGCCTATATTGGTTACTATTCCACTATCCTTATTCAGTTGGGTATCAAATGTTTTTTCTAACATTCTGATTGCTTTTTTACGCTCATTGTAATACCTTCTAACAACGGTGTCAACATTCATATCCTTTAATTCAGATATAAGTAAATTCTCATTCATCTGAATTCTTTCAGATCTGTTAGATCTATTATGAGAGTTTTGTAAAAACATCTGAAATACCATGTATTCAAATGTGGCTCTTATAAAAGACCCAAATTCAGATAAATTGTTGTCAATATAAACCTTAGCGTCTAAGTAAGCTGTCACATTTAATCCAATTCCGTTTCCAAACACATTATATGTGTAGTCGGCAGTTTCAGGACTTAAACCTGTTCCGTTGGTAGTATATGCTACAAATCCGTCAAACTTTAATGGGTCAATGGTTGCGTTTGCTGTAAACACATCTGTACTATCAATTACTAACTTGAAATCTCCTTTCCCTGACAAAACAATATCGGTATCAACAAAACTAAGCTGCCCATTACTAGGAGTTATAGTTATAGTGTCTAAAAGAGTTTTTTGATTAATAATATACAGGTTTACAGGGGTTGTTCCTGACTTTTGAAAAGATATTTGATTTATACGGAAAGATACATAGTCAGAACCTTTAGGCTCTAATACCCACCCTGCATAATCATTTTGCAATGTTTTTTCCATATCACCATTTTCGTAGATAAATTGATTATTAACTAACCTCCTATCTAATGATAATTCAGAATAAACACGATCTTTTACCTTCTCTATAAAGTTCTTTAATCTTAAAGACTCTATGTTTGTTTCTAGCCAGTACAACGACCCAACATCTTCTGGATTATTACCTGTTCCGCCAAGTATGGATTGATATATTTTCCCATTCAAAGAAACAATGTCCTTTTTGTTTCTTGTCTCGGTAAACACTCCGTAATTAGTATTAATATTCCAATCTAAAAATGTGTAAGTGGTTTTCGGTAAGAATTCCAAAAGATTCTCATTTGTTATAGATGGGTGAACGCCACTATTCAAGTACAATCCAGAACTAGGGATTGTAGTTAATTGACTATCAAAATCTACCTCAACTGTAAAATCTTCTGAAATTCCTAATACCATGATTTACTTTTTTATTATTAAGCTTCTCTAGCCCAAATACCTGTAGAGCTTTTAACAATCCATGCTGTCACTCCAGCAACTCCAGTTCCTTCTATAACAATAGTATCTCCTGCCTGAGAAGTTGCTTTTGTATTGATAACATCTTTATTTATTGTTCCGTCTAATACCACCACACTTGAAGCAAGTGTAATAGTTCCTGCAATACCATCTGTAGCTGTTGGAGAAACAGTAATAATATTATTTGCTGCTGCCCCTGAGTTAACAAAGGAATATTTAACCCCTGCTTTAGTCTCTGGAAGCGATATTACTAACGCATCTGTTCCGACTAGGAACGTCACTCCACTTTCCTCATAGGAAAGAGATTTATTTGCTGTAACCTCAACTACTAATCCCTCCTTGATAGGAGCATTATTACCTGAAGTATCTGTTTTAAATTCTAAACTCATTTTTCTAAGTTTTTAAAGATTAATAATTAACTTGTTGCTCCTACTACTTTTACAATGTCATTAACTCTATTTGCAATATCGCTATTATAACGATACACAATATAGAATCTTGACCAAATAGCCATTTCCTCAAAATGAGACATGATTAAATTTGAATCTGTACCACTTGTGATTAATGAAGTTGCTTCTGTAGCTTGTGAATTAGTATAGATATTTGCTCTCATTTTTAAATAAGGCAATTCAACATCAGAAACAGACCATTTTCTACCCTCAATTTCTGTTCCATTAGCAAAATCAAAAGGATAGTTTTCATACATTCCTATCGATCCGTCACGTAACCAAAATCCAGAAAACACATTAGAACCAGCAGAAATATTCCCCGTTTCATGCATTCTATCTGCATCAATAATTCCTAAAGCTTGTAAATTCTTTTCATTGTTCATTCCATACTTAGCGTATTCGCTCTTTTGAACAGCAAGACCAGCTCTATTTGTAACTATCCTCCAATTACCCATAAGCTCATTGGCACTCATTAATTGATTTAAGTTACTAAACATGGTTTCTTTTTGAGCAGCTTTAGATACCGTTAAAATATCTGTGCCTGTATCAAAAGTAAAAGTACCATCTCCTTGAGATACTTGAGTAGTAAATCCTAATTGTTGTGTTTTTCTAGCCTCTAATTGTGTAGAAAGAATTCCCTCAACAGTATTTGCCATTGCATAAGCAACGTTATTCATTACTGTATTTCTAGCGAACTCACTATCAACCATGTTATTAGCATAAGCAGCAGGATAATGTCTGAACCCACTAAACACGTCGTATGCTTGAAAGAAATAATCATCACTTTCAGGTAAATTTGAAGGAATATGTTGGAAACCAGGTGTTGTTACCACAGAGACTGTTTGGTCTTTGATAACAGGAATCCTAACATTTCTCAATGAAGAAGCACTTTGTAGTGCTGTCTTTGCAGAAGGCGGAATATAATCAACGCTCTGCGTACTTGCCTTTACGGCATCTATGATTCCAAGTTCCGCAAACCTTTTTTCATTTGTAGCGTTTGAAACTTGCAAATCATTCCATAATGTAGCATTAATAAAACTCATTGTTTTTTGTTTTAAGTTAAAAAATTATTTAATTCGCGTTCTCTCGCTATATTTACTATTTAGGCAGCTTTTTTTATCTTTGCAAATAAATCTGCGAATTCTGATGCAAATTTAGGACTTGTAGCGCTACCTAATTTCTTTGTTAGGTAATCTCTGACCATTTTTGATATTTGATCTGAAGTTGCGTTTTTTGGTATATCGAAAGGAATACCCTCAACTTTTTTAAAATCAACTGGACTAGCTCCTGTTCCGTCTTGCTGTCTGCCTTTTAATAATTCTGTTATATTACTATCTCCTGCCACTAATTCAGATAGCTTTGTTTTTTTATGTGGGTTTTCTTTATCTATAGCAAAAGGAACATTGTCTATCAATTCAATGGTATTTTTTTCTAAAACCATTGATTTAAACTCGTTCCACTTTGCCGCAGCCTCGTATTTATTAACTGTATCAGGGAAATTAGGCTTAACCTCATTAAAAGAAACACTCAACTTCAATCCACTAAGTTCTTCTGAAGCTTTTTTATATTTATCATCAAGACCTTCTAACGGTTCTAATTGTGCTATTTTTTTTAGAAGTTCGTCATTTTTTCTCTGTTGTTCCTCTAGCTTTGATTTAACCTCGTCACTTCCTTTAAAGTTTTTTAGTTTTTCCTCTAGCTCAGCCTCTTTTATCTTTAATGCTTTTGTTTTTGATTCTAAACCTGCATCTGCAATACGCTGAAGATAATCAGCATACTTCTCTCCTTGCTCTCTTTCTATATCAACTCCAAATTTCTCGGCTGCATATTTAGAAGCTCCCGTTAAAATACCCTCTGCGTCCGTATTAGCTTTTCCATCCCATTCTTTTTTAAGTTCTGGGATAATATTTGTGTCATAAAAACTTTTAATTGCTTCTGCTTGTTCGCTTGACAATCCGTTTTTTGTAATAAATTCTTCTGTAAATTCCATAATTCTCTTTATGTTTTATATTATTATTGGTTATTTTCTAATTCAGCTATTTTTTGTCTATAATCCTCTTCACTCCACCTAGGAGAACCCCCTTTGTTGTCGTTTAAATCTCTATATTTAGCCCTCAACTCTTTCATAACATCTTTTTTATTTTCTTCTTCGCTATTTTTAGTTTCGTTATTTTCTGGTTTACTGCCATACATAAACGCTTCTAGTTTAGCCTCTAAATCAGCTATTTTCTTCTGCTCTGGAGTCATTACCACCTCTTTGTTACCTTCAAAAGCTTTTTTTACCTCTAATTTAATAGATTCTATGTCTTGATAATCAGAAACAACTTTTCCTGATTTAATAACTTTTGCCGACTCAACATCTACTTTTATGTATCCGTTAGCTCTAAGATGTTTTAATTGATTTGTCCATTCTACAGTATTATAAAATACCTTAATAGATTGATTTTCGTTTCTAATTTTTCCGTTTTCGTCAAAGTTTACTTCTTTCCCTCTGTAAACTCTTAAACTAACTATTGGTTTCTCTCCCATTTTTGTTTGTATTTATTAGATTTATAATTAAGTTATTTATTAAAATTATTTTTTCACTTTCTTTCATGTCTCCTAAATTAGCCCAAAATATAACTATATTCCCATAAGTTGATTCAAATAATGCAATCCAGTAACTAAATTGGGTTTGTAATACAAAAACCTCATCAGATACAATTCCATCTCTTGCTAAAGCTTTATCAAAATCTTCATCACTAGAATATGGAAGTATTTTGTATAAAATTACTTCTCTTTTGGACTTTTCTTTATTAAACATATTTCTCCTTTGAGAAAGTCTAATAAGAATGTTTGTTCTCTCTACGCTATTTGGAGAATCATTGAACATTTTATATAATCTTTCTTGAGTTTCTAAAAAAAAGTCTGAGCCATAGAAAACATCTACTTTTACATTTTCTTTTCCATACTTTAAAGATAGCATTACCTTATCACTCAATGTTCTCGATTCGCTCATTGTATTAGAAAGCCACCTTAACTTGTCTTGTTTAGAAACAATAGTTACAGATTTTATCTCACTATCACTTTTAGAGCCTTCAGGATTCTTTCCTTCTGAAAAATCTCCAACAGCAGAGGTAACTATGCTAGACTCTAAATCACTTATTCTATCGTTTAGAAGTTTCAAAGACTCTACAGGAGCGTAATGAAAAGTCAAAAAGTTTTTGCCAAAATCAGTATCAATACTTCCATCTGTTTTTTCAACAGCAGGAATATCTACAACAGTTCCAGCTTGCAAAACATTCCCTCTCCCACTTCCTGCTGTTGCTCTTGCTTCTTCAGAAACTTGACTTCCTATTTGAAGTGCAGACATTGGTTCTAATGATCTATTATCAAAATCATCACTACTTTGAGACTGCTCATTGGTTTTTATTTTAACCACAGTAGGTACAGTTCCGTTAGCATCTACCATTCTTTGTAATGTCTTTAAAAAACAATATTCTTCTAAGTCTGCTCTTAAATAACTAAATGGTGATTCTTTTACTATCGGATCGCTACCAAACATTCTATCAACTACAAAAGTAGCAGGACAAAATCCTAAATCATGGGGTGCTGTCTTTATAAGATTTCGCTCTTTGTCATAAAACTCATATTTTTCATCATCAATGTAAGCATATCCATATATAATTTCTCCATCAACTTCTATAGATGCGGTATAAGCTATTTTACTTATTTTTCCACGATGCATTTTTATTGAAACGACATCTTTTATGGAAACTAATTCCCTGTAAGGGCTATTTATCTCAAAAAGGTCATGGATAATTACATCATTATATCTAAATAAAACAGCACTAAAAAGTTTTTCTTCAAAATCATCTTCTAGTTCAACAGGGTGTTCTTGAAATTTACCATTTATAACATAGTTAAAATAGGAATCTTCCGAAAAGAAAACTCTTGATAGAGGTTCTTTTATTCTGGTATTTATTAAAGACGATGAAGGGTTTGGATTTTTGTAGTATTTAACAAAAGAAAGAAAATTCGCTTCCTTAAAAAGACTTTTTACCAAGTTAAGAAACACATCATCAGTATAGTATTTCCTGTCAATATATTTATTAAAATAATCCTCGTTAACGTCTTGTTGAACCTCAGAGGTTGTAAAATATGATAGTTGCTTATATTGCCTAACAGCAACATCTAGTGAATTACTATTCCACTTTTTTTCTATAAACTCCTTTGACATTTATAACACGTTATGCAACAAATATATAACTTTTTTTTAAAAAATTACTACTAGTTGTTTAAATTTAAACAAATTGTTATAAAATTAGTTCCATGTAGTTGATAGATTAAGTGTTTTTTTCAAGTCAAAGAAGACTCGCATAAATATTGCATCACGATAATCAGGAGACCTACCGATATCAGAGTTTATTTCACCTTTGGTTTTGCAGTCTAACTTAGTTCCGTCTCTTTTATTTGGAGCTGATTGTATTTGAGCAAGTTCTTGTTTTATTTCTTCTTTTTGCTTACTTGTTAAATCTGCTTCAATGTACAATGATCCATCATTGATTACTTCAGCCAATAGATATAGGCATTGTACTTGTAAGTTTCTATAGTTTGGAGTATCTTTTCCTTGTCTTATTGGTTTGGCATTATTCTTAAACTCCTTGATGTTAGCATAATCAATAACTCCGCCTCCTACTCCATCTCCATCGGCAATACACCTTGTTCTAGGAATTCTATACTTATGTCTTAGGTATTTTATTGCGTGTACGATGTCTGGAATACTACTTTTATCATAAGTAATTATCTCTTTAGCAACCCATCCGCTCCATGCTATAATAACCGCCTTGTCACTTCCTTGCCTAGCGACATCCGCTGTTAAGTAAGTCTTTCCTTCCTGAACATGGTCATTGTCAAAGACCGATTCAATCATTTCCTGTTCTGCTAATTGATATGGGTTATCGTCAAAATCCCAATTACCTTTAAATAGCCTTTGATAAATAGACTGGTCATTTTTTGCTTGATTTCTAAGGCTTCTTATATATTTATCAGAAATAAATGGATTTTCAGTAACTAAGCATGGCAAGTATTTTCTATTAAAATCATTAGGGTCTTCATTTTGTTTTTCTAAATCTCCATTTTTATCTTTGTCATAAAATTCGGTTTTTGTCCAATTTTTTGCAGGATTTCCTGTCAAAAATACAATACCTGTTAAACCATGCTTCTCTACACCCCATCTATTCACCCTTGTTTGCAACACGGAAACTGCTTTTTGATTTATTTCTCCCGCTTCTTCAAACCACCCCGAAGTATATAGGGTAGATCCTACGTCTTTGTATTCTGGATCGCTTGGCTTATACTTCACCTCTATTAAATTTATCTGACTTTTATTAGGAAGTGTTATAACGTTTGTTACAGAGTTATAGTGATAATCAGTAATTCCAAAATAATCAGTAACTTCACTAAAAGTTATCATTACAGAATCCCTAATATCTTTAATTTCATTTCTAGCAATAAAATATCTAGTATTATCATAGGATAAAGCACTAAATAGAATCCATGTCATTCCTGTGAAACTTTTTGCCCCTCCAGCAGCCCCACCATAAAGGAATAAATCATATAAATTAGAGGTAAGTATTTTTAATGCGGTCTCTTGTTTTAGGTGTTTAGATAAACTACCCTTTTCCCAATTTCCTTCACTATTAGCAGCAATACCTTCTACAATGAACGAAAAATCCCCTTTGCGGAAAAGTTCTATTCTTAACTGCAAAGGATCTATATTTCCTATTAAAGATTCTATGTTTTGTTGGGTCATTTAAAAATATTCTTCTTTGTCGTTGATATCATATCCTAGTTCGATTAATTTAACAATGAACCAGAAAGGCATAAATTCATATCTAAGCAGCATCATTGAGTCGAATTCTTTTTTCAAGGCAGTATCATTAATATCTGTAACGCCAAATTTAGCCTTATATATATCAAAAAGCTCTTTTTTATCAACTTCTTTCATTACATTTTATCTACTATTATTTTTATAGTGCTGTTGCTTTCAATGACAGAACCTTGATGCTTGTTTTCTTTGAAGTTTTTTCTAACCTCTTTTAGTATTTGGTCATTGAAGTTATCGAAATCCTCTTGTCTCTTAAAATCAAAAATTATCTGCTTCATTAAAAATAGATTAAAGTAAAAATAAGGGTCAAGACCATTAACATAAACCATATAGTTACACCCATAAAAGAATCGTGCCACCTTGGGTATATATCATATGTTTTTTTAAACATCATTAACTTCCATAGCCATTTCAAAAACTCTTTATCGTATAATTTCATAATTGTTATTTGTTACGCCGTGTATATTTTAAGCAAATTTATTAATTCATTATTTTGATCTTTCGTTAGTCTATTATTCTTGTTTTTATTATATAATATCATAAAAGAACTTACTACTTTATTAAACTTAAAAGAATCTGTATAATTAAATATTTCTGTTTTAAATTTATCAATGTCAATAGTATCACTCCCATTTTCAGAAGTCCATTTATCAAACCTTTTAAAAAATTTAGTTATTCCTTTTATGTTTTTGTCATCCCAACTCCCCCCATCAAAATAATGTCCTATAAACATCAAGTAAAATCGCAACTCTCTCTGATTATAGTTGCTTGGGTTAATAACATTACCCTTGCTCTTGCTCATTTTTTCTCCATTATTCAAAATCATACCCTGATGAATCACTTTTTTAAATGGCTCTTCAAAATCTACAAAACCAATATCATAAAGAAACATATTAATGAACCTTGCGTAAATTAAGTGCATACAGGCGTGTTCAGAACCACCCACATACAAATCAACTTGCTTTGGTTTTATTCCTTTTGCAATACAATAAATAATATAATAGAAACTACTATCTACAAAAGTGTCCATCGTATCATTTTCGCTATCAATAGGTATTTTACAACCCCAACTTCTTTGCCTACTAATACACCAATCGTGTTGATTTTCTAGCCAATTTCTTTGTGCATTGATTGTGCTTTTTGGATAATCAATTATATCAAGATTTTTAATAAGTCTTTCCTTGTAATCAGTTATTTTGAAATACCATTGGTTTAGTATTTTTTTAGTAGTTGTATTTCCACATCTTTCGCAATTACCACTTTTAATTTGTTCACGAGCTAAAACAGTACCACAATCACCACAAAAATCTACTTCTGCATCTTTTTTATACGCTAATCCTTTTTCATAAAGTTTATTAAATAGCCATTTAGACTTTTGTTGGTAATCTTTATTTGAAGTAATCAACAATTCTTCAAATTGTGTGTTCATTTGTTCTAGTTGAAATCTAAATTTATCTATATTTTCATAGGTTACATCTTTAGGTTTTCTGCCTACTTTTCTTGCATAGTTTTCAGCAGGCAACCCGAAAGCATCATATCCAAATGGCTGAAACACAGTCTCTCCTTTATACCTCAAATAATTACAATAACTGTCTATAATTGCATAATTATAGAAGTGTCCAATATGTAAGCCATTACCACTTGGATAAGGAAACATTACACATATATATTTATCAAAATTCATTTTCTTTTCGTTCATTATTTTTACTAGGAACTGTGTTTGTGTGAATGTTTCTTAATTTCAATGACAGAGAATGGTCATTGAACATATTATCGAAATTATTTATTAATTTATTAGAACTCTCCCATTGTGATAAAGTAAGACAACTCTCGATGACTGAAATAACCCAGTTATAAGTAGCCATTTTGTAGACATGGTTAACTGATACTTTAGGTGTTTTCCTAAATAGTTTGCTGATATTATTCATACTATTTCTTCAATTGTAATTAATTATTTAAAATTCTAAAAGGGTAAATCATCTGGATCGCCGATGTCTCTAGGAAAGTTGTCTTCTACAGGGGGCAGTTGTTGAGGTGTAGAAGTTGCTGATTCAGTTAAGTTCTCAATTCTCCACCCTTGTATGGAATTAAAATACTTTGCTTCTCCTTGAGGGTTAATCCATTCCCTGCCAAGAATATTTACAGAAACATCTAGTTTATCTCCTATTTTGAAATTATCCAATAAAGCGCATTTGTCTTTTATTAACTCTATTAATATTTTCTGAGAATATTTCTCTTCTGTCTCTATTACAAATTCTCTCTTAGTAAATCCATTTTCACCGTAAGATTTAGTATCTTTTTTTACTACCAAAACTCCTTTTAAGTTCATTTTTATATGTTTTTGTATGTTATTTTTCTCAATATATTGATCATTGCGGTTTGAGATATGTTATATCTTATTGATAATTCTTTACTCGTAAAACCCAAAATATTCAGTTCCATTGCTTTTGCGACTTGCTTGTTTGTTAGCTTAGAATTGTGGTATTTTTCTACTTGTTTTTGTTGAATTTGAAAGACAGTACTTAGTTTTATTATTATTCGGGTTTTTTCTACTCTCAAATTCTTTGAAATAATCATCAGCTCCACAAAAAAATTCCTCTACTGTCATATTGTTTATTTTATCAATGTAATTTGATATTCTACCCATTTCATTAATTAATTTGTATCTATCTTTTTCGACTGGTTTCTCTTCCATCAAAAATGCATCATACAATTTATATTGCTTCTTTAGCATTTTTAATTTTGTTTGATATGATATATGACCTGCTTTCAAAACCTACTGTTTTAAATTAAAATGTCTCTTAACTTCACAAACACTAACATTTTCCTCAATCCAATCCCTAAGTTTCATAATGTTTATTTTTTGTCATTGAAAATTAAAAACACCGAGTAGCTAAATCTATCCCCCAATAGATAATAAAATAATTAACCAAACACTACTCGGTGAAAAACTAACCTCACTATTTTTTACCAACATAACCACAAACAATCTCCACAAACTCACCATCTCGCTCAACAAACAACCTAGCCCCCTCGCGCGATTCATCAACACCACAACACCGCGCAGCGGTCGCAGAATTTTTTTTCGACACATCAAAACACTCCAGAAAACTCAAAACCCACCTAGGAACAACTTTCGCACTACCCATCGTAGCAACCTTATAACTCCCATAACTCATCCCCAAAATAACACTCATATCCTTACCACTCAACCCCAACTCCTTCAAAATTACCTTGTACCTCGTCAATATGTCTCGAACATTATCTTTCACACTACTATTTATCACAATCTGAATACTTTTTTAAATATTTTCTTAACTCTCTAAAACTAATCAATTCATCATCGCTAATAAAACCCTTCTCATCCTTACAATAATCAAAAAAATCATCAACAGTTCTACGACTTGTAATAAAATCCATAAATTCCCCTATAAGCTTTTCAATTTTACTCATACACAAATATACAACCATATTATTTAATGTGCAAGAAATAACTAACTTATTACCAAGGAAACACTAAATCTTAGAAAAATTATTATGTGGGGTGGAATGGCTCTCCGAGCGTTTTGGAAGGGGGTGGGTATGATTGAAATGTTTATACTTGTGTCTGTTAAGGGGGTTACTCTATGCTATCAGCGATATTT